GGACTCGAACCATCGACCCCTGCGTTATCAACACAGTGCTCTAACCAACTGAGCTAAAGACCCGTCTTCGATCCAACATTTGGTGGAGGATGACGAGCCAGAACCCATCACTTAATCGTTTGTTTCTAAAGGCTTGCCGCCGTTGCAGCTTTACCACTTACCCCTTGAAACACCCCTACCGTCTCTATTTGCGTTTAAATATACTACTTTAATTCCGTCTTATCTCTTGCTTGCTTCGTCGCTACTGCGTCGTCACATCCAAGACCGCAATTATGAACCGAACCCGCGACCCTGTCAACACCTTTTTTCAAATAATTTTTAGATTTTTACGTGCCTTACTCCAGCACAACCCGTTAAACCCTTTAAAACAATGGCTTACAAGGCAATTAGTCGAGTAAAAACTTTCCTAACTTTTTTTCTAAAAAACATTTGAATACCCCAGCCGTACTTTTACTTAGGGTATTTCCCAACAAAAACGAGCACCAAGTGATGCTCGTCCTGTGGTGATTGTACACCACCTTGCTGCGTTTTAATACAATGAAATCGACCGTTATGATGGTTGGCCTGCTTTTATGGCTTGCCTTTTAGTTTACCCTGCTTTGCCGCCACGGTTATTGGATGCGCCTGTCTCATTTGGCGGTAAGCTATGGACAAAATACGAGGCATCAAGAATCATGCTGCCAATAATGAGTGCTGAGAACCCAAACGGTATTACTCTAAAAACCGTTTTAAAAAGAAGAGCGGCGGCTGGATGTGAAAGTGTAAATGGCATGGGGAGGTGTGATGTTCATTCTACGATTTCAGAACATTTTACTTTGTTTTGAGCCCAGCATTATTTATCAACCTTGTTTTCAATCATGCCCATAGCCTGCAATACTGCAAGGAGCCGCGATGCGCATTCTTCATGTACGGCTTCACTGTCTATTCGATTGCGCAACACCGCAGCTTTTAAATCTTGATTGCTGTTGATTCGTAGTTGCGGCAAGGGGGCACACGGCTGACGCAACGCCACATCAAGATAGGGCTTAGGGGGCAGTGTTGCCACTGTGGTTGTACAGGCGGACAAACTCATCATCAGCAGTGCAAGGCTTGTTTTTAGAATTGCTGGATTGTTGATGTTCATAAGTAGTGACCTCTTGATAACGTTGCTGGGCTTTCGCTTGAGTGGCCGCATTGGCTTTGATGTAGTTTTCGTTGGCCGTCTTATTCGCTTGCTGTTGCTCTTGCATCGCTTGCAAGGTTGATTGCGTGACGGCATTCATGACTTCGGCCTTGGCTTGTTCCTTCGCTTTTTGAATCTGCTGCTGATATAAGTAAACGACTAGGGCAAGGCATAACAACGCAGCCACTATATAAACGATGACTCGTTTGAATGGCACACTTAATTGAGGTGCAAGCATCTTCATCGGTCTTCTCCCAGATAAGGTTTGTATTTATATCGGCGCGACAAAAACACGGAACGGACATGCTGGCGATTGATGTCACACGCATTACGTTGGCCATATAGCGCTTTCTTTGATTTTAGGCAGTGACGCTCTACATGACCGAACCACCGATTGGCATCACAGTCGCCCGACAGATGGCACGCCCTTCTCTCATTAAGAACACCTGCTATGCCGCCGTTGTATGCAGCATCGCACATGTGATAACGTGGCACGGGGTTTTGTACAATGTGTTGTAAACGGTCATTGCATTGCTTAACCATTCCCACCATCAAGCGAAGTTGCAAATCTGGACGCTGATACACATTATCCCAACTCAACTCTGACAGGCCTGGTATGTGCTGCTTGCCATCTGCCAACGCATCAAATCGCAATCGCCCATTGCGGTATGCGCGTGTGATTTGCCCAAATCCCGCACCTTCTTCACGGCTGGTTTTAAGTTGACTGCGTGGGTTCCAGCATTTGGAGTGAGTTAAGCTAATACAACTCTCTTGCTCAACCAAACCTCCAAAATAGCTGGGTTGTCGATGTGTGGGCATGGCTCTAGTGATTTCTGCTTTGAGCATGGGCAAATATGTGGGCGCTTGCGCTGGCATATTGGCGTGTAAGCTCTGTGCCCGAGCCACCTCAAGCCAGCACATGACCCATATGATGAGGCTACGTTTAATCATGGAGCGCCCCAGCCATCGGCATTAAGTTATTGGCATTGCTGAAGTCGTGCATTAACCCACCCAATAAATTGAGCAAGCCCACCATTAAGATGGCAACGGCCAACACCACTAAACCCGCTGCGGTCGGATGGCCTTTGGCAATGATGGCGTACTCACGCAAATCAACGTAATCCAGCATGGCCTTTCGTAAGAAATGACTATAGGCCAGTGCAATCGAACCCGTGAACAGTGTGGTTAAGAATAGCGCGGTATAAAGCCCATGGTCTGCATCCGTATAAAGCAGCAACATTGTTGCAATGATGGCCAATATCCACACACCCCAGAATCGCGCACGTTTAAAGTGCTGTTCATACAAGCGAGTCAGCGGATTGCCATTGTTTGTGTTTGGTTTGATGTGGGTGTCCAAGACTTTATGGGGTGCTTGTGCCTTATGGGACGTTTGTGCCTTGTAACGGTTGGTTTTTAGTTTATTGTGTTTACGAATCATGCTTTATCTGCCTTTGCTTCAAGTGTTTCTAAAATTTGTATGAGTTTCTTATTGATATGATTGTTGTTACGGGCCAAATCTGCCTGAGTGACATACTCAATCGCCATCATCAATTCAATGGAGTGAAACGCATTCTTTAACCGGTTATTCGATTGCCATAGCGATTTTAAAAACCAACTCATGGCTCCTGTCAGAATTAAAGCCAGCCAATTAATCAGAGTCTGATCCACATCATGTCCTTTCTTGTGTTGATAAAGCTATTTGAGCGCAGATTCAAACTGAATGACGATGTCATCCAATCCATTGATTGTGTTGGTTTGCTCAATTCGGTCTTCAAACGCTTGTCTCTGACCGATAATGTGTCCACATAACGTTTGCCAAGCTTGCGATTTTTCTAATGTGCGTTGTCGTAAATCATCAAGGTCAATTTGTCGTGCAGAGGCAATCCCTTCGAGTAAAGGGGTTGGACTGCTGTTATCCAGCGCCCATGCTTGAGCTTCAGCGGCCTGAAGCGGATAAGTATCCCGCTCCATCTGTGGCGCGGCATTTTGTACGACTTGGTCGATAAAGGCTTGTGCGGCTTGCGCGACTTCAGCCAGTTTGCGAGCCTTGGCATCCGTGAGCTGCTCTTGCTTGGACTTGCTGTGCGCATCCAAAACTTTCCCGCCCATGGCCATATAATTCGTATATTCATCCAGTAAAGGACTGGCCACCCCCAATGGCACAAATGCACCCGTAACCAGATGCTGAACCACATCCAGTTCACCTGTACTTAAATTGCGCATATATTGATATTGAGGCGTGCTGATGTCGGCGGCCTCGTGTGCGGTGGCTGGATGGTCTGAAATGATGTATGTCGCTTGCATGAGGCTTCTTTCTTTATAAACGCGCATTGGCTGCATAGTGATATTCAAGAGCCACATTGGAGTTGTAGCCAGTAAAGGCGATGCTGTGAATGCCTTTAGTCCCCCACTCCATACCCGCAACGTTGTAATTGGGCGTGGCTGCACTGCTCACCAAACACGCATTATTAACAGCCCCTGTTACCGTGTTGTATATCGTGATGGCTGGTTTAGAAATCATTTCAATTGGAAACTGAGTTGAGGTGGTATTAATCATTTGATCGTTGATGTCGTTCAACGTCCGTTTAAAACCTGACGCTTGAAACTGGTCAGGGTAAGGCGTACCAACGGGGACATAGGTGGGATAACTTTTACAGTAATAGCGCTGGCATTCCATCAATTCAATGCTGAACGGCTTGGGTAGCCACGGACTGGGCTTGATGCGCTCAATTGGAAAGTCATGCGGGTACACACAATCTTCGACCTTCCAAGCCGTGGTGTGAACCTCAATCGAAGCGGCCGATTGCACCTGAAAAAACATTTCTGCATAACTGCGTTCTTTGGGAATGGTCAAAGGATTGTTGCCTTCATCAGGCGCAGGAATGTCGAGCACCACATAAATCCGTTTCCAATATGGTGTGATTTCTGCATTTTTAGATACACTGCCCGTTCCTGTTGAACTGACCACACGTTGTACCCCTAAAACGCACGGCAAGGTGGGGCCTTCTTCTGGCAAATGCTCTGTAACGTTAAAGGCTTGGCCGTTATAACCAGCAATCCGAGCATAAAGAGAGAACACCACCCGCCGCCCCGCATAGGTGTAATAATTCTGTAAAGAACGATTTTGAATGCTGACCAACCCAGCTCCTCCACGATAACAGGCCATGAAACGATCAACCCCACGGGGTAACGCATCGTCAATGCCGCGCACAGCGGCGCCGTTATGCGACGGCGAGGCGGGCCAACGCGCCATCACTACATTAATACCGCCCGTGTCATTTGCACGACCTCCGTGCACCACATAACAATCTGCGGTGTAGGGCAACGTCAGTTTGGCAATGTTGAAATTGGTGTTTTCTTGCCAAATGTCCATGCCGCCGTTGGTCAACAGGTTGGCATTGATACCGACCGTATCGTATTGGGCATAAGGGGCATTCGGATGCGGTTGTTCGTTTTCGATATGTGCATCTAAAGCGGCCAATGCCAGCGATTGACCTGAGTCGGCCACAATCGTGACGGTTCCTGCGGGTAAAGTGGTGAAGCGAATGGTGTAATTGATGACCGAGCTTTTATAGGGGGAAACATAGTCTAAAATACCGCCATCTGAACGCTTGACCTTGCAGAATACAACATCACTGTTGCCGTCATAAATCCAAACTTCATCGAAACCATATTCACTGTCCTTTGAGTCTATCGTGGCACGAATACGCACCTGCCCATTGCCCAGCACCATGCCAACTGCGGGATAGTCGCCTTGTGGTACGCCTTTAACCACAGGCTGAACTTTTGTCAGGTTAATTTTAAAACCGTTGGCATCGGCCACGTTATGGGTCGCTGCCGCGTAGCCTTCTACAGTGATGGTTGAGTTCAAACTCAATTGTGATGCGGTCGACATGTATATATTCCAGTGGTCTACGGTGTTATAAAGTAATGGTTAAACTTGCCAATGAGGCTGCTTCGCTACAATTAACAAATACCTGGCTATCAAATACGCAAGTTTCGTCAATGGTGTCGTTGCTGCTCATAGTGGACAGTGAGACCACCTGCGCATCGTGTGCATACCCCAACTCTGTCAGCAGGGGTAAGGTTCTAAATACCTTGGTCACAAATAAGCGGGCAGCCAGCACTGAGCGCACACTCCGCGCCACATCTGACGGGAATGTTCTGACAAAGCCACTTAATTCTATGCTGAGTCTGCTCGTTAAAAAATAGTCGTTCCTGTCCTCACCTTCAGCCGTTATTTCGTCGGCAGTTTTTAAACAAGTTGGATAGGGTTCGCTCTTTTTTTGCCATAATTGATTGATTTGAAAGTCATTGCCCCAAGCGCACTTGATGAATGTACGCAGGAAATGTAAGCCTCTCTTTTGATTGTTGTGGCGTTCGGCCAGCAGCAAGTAGCGGGCATTGTCACGCTCAAGGTTGACGGTATTGAAACTGGCAATCCCATCGTTTTTGAGGTTTTTAAGCATAAGGTCGCGCGAACCCCAATGTGGGGCGCAGTACACACTGATGTCTTGCGCCGCATCTGCCATGTGTTTTTGCCATAAACGGATGGTCAAAGCCTTGAGTTGGGCTTCAACTGCATCATAAGCAGCCGATTGTTGTAAGGGAGTAAGGTTGTGTATGCCCATGCGCTAAAACACCACCAACGCATCATTGCTAATTTGAATGCTCTGTTTTGAAACGTAGCGAAACTCTTCTGGATAACTGGCGATGCTGTCATCCGTCACAGCAATACTGAGGTCACTGATGGCATCTTGTAGCTCTGTGATTTTGTCTTTGAGTAGTTCGCCTGTGGCGCGCCAATTGATTCGATTACGGCCGCGTCTGGCCCATTGTGAGTCACGACCATATTGAGCCAGTAACACTTCTTGAATACGGATTTTGACAGACTCAAAATCATGGACGGGCGATAAGCGCAATCGTATCTCGATGGGAATGTGTTTTTCAAGCACGTCAACAAAGCGCACCTTATAACTGTCATCGGCGTATTCGATAACCTGACGTATGCGTGCTTGTGCTTGCTCGGGACTAATATCGCTTTTGATGAATGAAACAAATAAGGTGTTGATGTTGTCTATACTGGCTCCACGCACTGCCTCTTCGAGTTGTTCATTCCACACCGACAAAAAGACAAATGGGGCAAGCTTGCGTGTGAGTAGAAATTGGAACTCGGCAAGGTACACGGCGTTTTCGTCATAGATAGACGGAAAACTGGTCATTTCCCGCATTTCAACAATATTGGGGGGATAGGCACCACCATCGAGCATGGCGTCGGCATAAAGTTCGGTCTGTTTGTCGGATTCACTCGAAAAACTATATTCGAAGCCAAATGGTGTGGCGTTGCTGATTTGTGTCTGACCATAGGTGTAATACAGTACAACATCAAACTGCTCTCCCAAGGATGGGACATAGCCTGCAATGCCTGCAATTCCAAATTCAATCCATAAGCGCATGGATTCGTCTGACATGAGGTGATAGACCTCGTCATTGGGCTCGGTGTTGTTGAAGCGTTCGGCCAGTTTGAATGTGACTTGATCTGTCTTGCGAATGACATCAATTGCGATTAAGTATTGGTCAATGTCTAACGGTGGTATTTCGATTTTGTAGAAGTTAGCCGTATGGGTGACTGTATGGCTCACCGTCTTACGTTCTCGTTGAACGGCTGTGACACTGGCCAACCCTTGAGGCTGGACTGTGGCGCCATCAATCACTTGCCATACGCGACTTTTGTTATCAAGTAGACGCCGCCCTGCTTCTATCGTATTCGTAGTTTGGCTGTTGTTTTTTATGTTGATACGCCAACGCGGTGGTTTGGCGTAGGGCATCACGCCCTTGGCGGTGGCATCGGCCAGCACCATACTGTCTCGGGCGCGTGTCCATGGTTCGACCTCTGCCAGTCCTATTTGCCATGAGACCATTGCAAGCATCTGTGCAATGGCACCCATTTGCTGAGTTATTAAAGTGTCGCCCGCTTGTACACGTATGGCAAGCTCTGGGTAAGCCGCCAACTCTTGAAGGGCACTGTCGTATAGGTCTTTTTTAGTGAGAATGTCGCTCATTGCTAGAGCATAAGCGATGAATGTACTGTTCTTTTTAGCCGTTCCGAAATGGTGTTTAAGTACTTAAAACATTATCACCAATGGTAATGTGCAACTTTTTCCCATCAAGCCCTGCGTTTTCAAAATACAAGTTGATGACACTGCGAGGGAGCGCTCCCAACGCCGAAATATCAACCCGCATTTTGTCAATAATCGCATCCCCATCAAAAGTATTCATTGGTTTATGCAGGTACGCTTTGAGGTCTATGCCATAACCAGAACCGAGATACCCATTAGTTGAAGTGGCGAGCCAATGTTTGACTTGATTCAGTAAAAATGGTGAGTCAATAAGCTTTTGCATTTATCTAAAATATTTCAATACACTTAAAGGTTTGGCGTATGCTCGTGGACGTTGCTCTTGCGCCGAATCAAAAATTGCCACCGCATTTTGAAGCCAATTGGCTGGCCCAACGGATAAGCGCATCATCGGTTCGTGTGGCGGCGCGTTTTGTGCAACCTGCCATCGCGCCTCTCTAAGCAATTGTTCACGCATTTGGGCTTCGGACTCTAGTTGAGCGATGGCTTCAAGCATCTGTTCTGATTGAGCCGCTTGATAGTGCCCCGCTTTCGATAGCTGGTTTAAAGTTTGCACCATGGCATCAAACACCGCCGTTTGTTCAAGTTGCGCTTCTTGAAGGGCTGTTATCTTTTGTTTGTTGGTGAGTTGCCCCCATTCCACGTCACTGCTGTCCATGACATAGCCACGGTTACGATTGAAGTTGGGACTGCGTACATAGTCAAATCCAAGAAAGTCAGTCGGATGACGCTCATCTGGTGCGACCACGGATGAAAAACCGCCTGTTTTTGAGGTATGCCACTCTTGCGTTACTTTGCCTAAAGGCGTGTCTAAAAATCGCTCTTGATGCTCGACCGTGCCATCCGCGTATGCTTTCAGGTAACAGGTTGTGAAGGCGGGCTCAATTGGAATGAGCTGGCCGTTATTTAGTGCCACTTCAGGTGGCCGCAAACCAAAATTACGACGAATGTCATGCCCTAAGTAACCCACCATGTCGCCACTTTTAACCGCTTCTTGTGCTTTGTCTCCATTGACAAGTCGCATAAAGGCCTCGACATTAAATGCTCGTTTTTGCCCGCTGAAACTGCGCCCTAGTTCTTTGACGTTATAAGTAATGATGTCTGTGGTGATGCCCATTTATGTTCTCTCTGTTTCTGCTGAGTGAGGTTCTGTGCCATCTTCTGTGACTTCCCCTGTGTATATTTGGCCGTATAGTACTGCGTCGTCTTCATCGAAGCCCAATTGCTCTTTAAATAGATGGGTGGCGGTTTTTGAATCAAGACCTAAATCTTTCATCTGCTGCATGATTTGAACCAAAGTAGCCGATGCTGCCATTTTGCGCTCTTGCACCTCTTGTTGCTCTCGGTCTTGTGCACTGGATGAGCCTACAAAATTGACCGTATAGGGTCGATCAGCTTCGCTAAAAATGCCGCCGTATTTGTACTGACAATGTACATCTATCACATGATGAACAAATCCCGACATGGCTTGGCGTAGCATTCGCGCTCGATGCGCTGATTGCGCGGAGACTCTGAAGAAACCACCTTCACCTAATCCTCCTGACAATATGTCCGAAAAACCGAGCATTGATAAATCCAACCCCAATGCACCTGCAAGCAGTTTGGCGTATAACATCACGTCATCAGTATCATAGCCTTTGGCGTTGCCACCACCTGCAATCGTCCCGCCCGCATCAATGGCGTACAGTTGTTTTTCTCGCCAGGTGGGAATCAAATGAAATATTTTTTCGACAACGGGTTCACGGTTTTTTATGGCGTCCGCCGCTCTTTTTTTGGAGGCCATTAACATGCCTGACACGCGACTGAAAAACTCTTTTTGTTGGTCATGCGTCATGTCTTGCATGTTGACACCGAACATGGATTCACGTACTGAATCTAAAATGCGGCTTGAACTTAGGCCTGTGAGTGCGGACTGTAATAAAAAGAATGGTTTTTCTGCTGCTTCTAAAAATGAACCGCCAACCAAGGCAGGTAGGTTGGGCAAGGCATTGAAGTCGTCTTGCGCGACGGCTTGTTTCCATTGGTTATATTGTGCACGAGGCTGTGGTACAAATAGCATTCGCGGCATTTTAAGTCGTGCCACTTGCATGACGGTCAACGGAATGAGCTCTCGATTATCGACTGAGACTTCATAGCCAACAGTGCGACCGCCTTTTTCAAAGGACTGTACCAAGGGAGGTAGATAGAACTCTGAGGTGTCTATATGAATAATGCCGTTGCCTTTTTCGCCATACAACCGAGCATACGCATCACCCATCCCTATACCAACATATCCAATTTGATAAGCGATTTCGTTGATTTTATTTGACAAGGCTGTGTTGATTTCGCTGATGAGCTTTTTTTCTTTGGCGTTGGCGGTTGGTTTGGACTCAATGAAAATCACCTCGCCTGTGGTTTCATGTCCACCGAGTGATTGGGTCACGTGCAAATTGAGCGCCGCTGAGATAATCGGGTCACTCATCATGTACAGGTATTGTTTGTAGACCTCCCAGCGCACACGGCTGGGCATCTCAAATGATGACAAGACTTGAGAAATCGACACTGCATCAATTTGCGTGTTCGATTGGTAGCCTGAGTTTTGAATGTCAGATGCACTGGCGTAGCTGAATGCTTGGCCGTTGGCATCTAGGATTGAGGAAGATTGCATAGTGACCCAGTTTGAATTGGGTCTATGATAGGATTTTTTATAGTAAATTTGAGTAACAGTTCCTTAATTTAAATGGTAAATTAGGAATCACTGATCTTAACTCCACGAAACGGTTTTACTCAATTCAAACCTCTGTAACTTAAAATGAATTCATCTTGAATATACGGCCGCCTTGGTCAGCATCATGTAACATCAAAATAATTTCTTCATCTGAAAATTTGCTTTTAGGTAAATCTGAATCAATTAAAGTAATAATAGATTGAACACCCATTTCAGTATACTCTCTGAATACATTGAGCAAGTTTTCTTTTAGTTTATCATCTAACGACTCAAACACACCATCATGAAAAACGAAATGAGGGTATTTATCATTCAAATGCGCTTTTTGTAGTGCTAGATCATATGCAACGCACAAAAGTTTTTTATATGAATGCCCACGATTTCCACTTGTAAAACCACCAGAATCATTCAGTAACTCCTCTTTAAAATATATATGCTCTTCTCCATTAACATCAACGCTTATTAAAGCATTTCTGCCCAAAACCCTTTGGGCTATATCTGTAAAATAAGAGCGGATATTATTAAACAAACTTCCTTTTTCTGAATTTTGCGTGTTGATATTACTTAACAACGAAGCTGTTTGAAAATCACAAATCTCTTGCAATGCTTTTTCCTCCGACTGCATAGTATGAAGCTCGTTAATTAGCAGTCTTTGACGTTCTAAAATACTCAAATCTAATCTAATTGCGGTTATATCACCAGTTGCAACTTTATACTTTTCAAAAATATCTTCAGAGCCTATAAATTTGAGATTCTGGCTTCTCTCAGAGTTTAGTCTGGACAACTCTGAACGCAATCCTTGACTCTCTTGTTCAATTTGCTCACGCTCCTTAATGAGATAAGCCTGACGCTCATCTGATATGGCTCGATTAAATTTAATCAACTGTTCAAAATCTTTTTTTATTTGACCACCAAAAACAACTCCTGCTTCGTCAAATAACTTTCTAGCACCTTCTGGGTCAAAAGAAATAATCGTACTTTGGAGTGACTGCTGAACTCTCTTGTTATTCAACTCTAACGAGTAAAGCTTTTGATTTAAGTAAGCAATTTCCTCATCAAGACCATCAACAAGCTGTGTTATTTTACTTTGGTCTTGAGAAGCAAAATCAAAAGAGTCCAAAACTCTCTGTTTCTGCTCTAACTCATTTTGTTTTATCTGAATTAAGCCCTCAATTCGGCTCAAACCATCTGCTACGTCCCCAAGTTCTGCTTTTTTCCTTGCAATCTCTTTTCTCTTCTCTTTCAAAGAACTTTCATGCAAGTATTGATTTTTAACTAACTCGCCATCAAACCCTAAAATTTGAGCTACATATGGTTTCCAATCAACATGTTTGCCACGATATTTTCTAAGCTCAAATAAGTCTTCATAGTCGATTTGAGAACGTAAATGAAACCCTATTCCTTTCCTAAAGTCATAAGGTGCAACACTCTGTAAGTTCAAAAAACCATCTAAAAGAGTTTTTGATTTGTCAAACGGAACCTCAGCATGACTCCAATCGCTAATATCTACCGAAGAAAAATCTTGAAATTTTAAATCATGCTTCATAAAACTAATTTTAGAAGCTAGCTCAACTGAACGGCGAATAGTCAAAAAGGAGTTGCTTGCAAGCTCAACTTCAAGGAAAAACACAAATTCTTTGAAAACATCTTCATGCTTAAACAAGAACAAGTTTGGGTCGCGTTTGGATAAAAGACAAAAGTCAATGATTGTACCTAACGAAGATTTTCCTAAATTATGTGAATTTTTTTGTTTGTTTTCAGGTAAGTGGATTTCAGCCAAAACAACATTCAACCCATCGTTAAACTCAATAGGATTAAACAAGCTACTTTTATTAGTATACAACTTAGAAAGTTTCATTTTGTGCCCGTATATTCAACAGAGTCATTTTTCTCGTGGTATTCAATTAGCCCAAGTAAAAACAGTAAATTAAGTGTGTCTTGAAATAAAAACGCACCTCCTTTAACCTTACTCTTGCTCAACTCATGTAACTCTTCATATCGGATAATGCGTTTTTTTCTTATCTGTTTTAGCAAAATTACGCACAGATGAATTACCGTTTGATCAGGGTGATTGTGTTTAGTTGGTCTGAGCATCATCACTTTCTCCGATATCACAATTCCAATACATATAAAACAACATCAACCTAGTTAGTTTTGACTTAGATTTTAACACAGGGTCCCGCTCTGTTAACAATCGATGCAAATAAATCATAACTTCGTCAAAAGACTGATAATCTTTTCGCTTAGCTATAATATTTAGCTGAAATTCACAAATTGTATTTTGGTACTTTTCTGATATATCTCTATTTTCAGGAGCCATTAGAAACTCATCAATTTGTCGTGTCTGGTAAAGATATTTACTCTTAAGTTCTTTAGCAAAAGGTTCAGACATGTTATTCAAATGATTTTTCATCGCATAACCTGTTCTTTCGACAGGAGCGCAAAAAACGGACGAGTCCACGCCTGAGAACTGTTGATCAAAACGCTCAACAACATCAGCCAAATCAGAGGGTGAAACAATTAGAGGCGAATCAATTGGATCAATATCAGCGTATATAGCAGCATTTGGGAAGCGTTTTAAAAGGATCTCTAAATCATCAACTCCAGCCAAATGCACTGATTCAGATGAAATACAGCATTCATCACAAATAACGGTCTTCAATCTCATTTGGGTATCCGCTGATAGTCGGCGATTTGTGAAAAGTAGATAGTGATCTAATTCTTCTGAAGACTTCAATTTTCGAATACGCGGAATTTCTGACGCAATGACTGACTCTGTATTCCCATAAAAATCTTTTTCTGAGCAGCTTTTACTTGCACTTTGAACATGCTTAGCTTGTATTATCACTGTACCACACCAAGGATCGGTGAAACTTGGAAATCCGTTGGTCGTACCTGTAAATTTAGCGTCTCGACCGCCATCACGTCCTGAGGTAAAACCTTGTGTGGAGAGGCCTAAAAACTCTTGACAAAGACACACAACCAAACGCTCAAACTGTTCAGAGCTTAGATTCTCATAAGCATACTTCGTCATTATCACTCCCTTGTCTATTTACTTTAGGTTTTACAAAACAGCCTGCTATTTTAACTCTCAAACATACTCGACTATTTGAAAATAATGCTTTTGTCCAGTGCTCTGCTCAGGATCACTGCTTCCTCACACTCCAAGTGTTACTCACAAAGAGCCTACAGCAATAAAAAACAGATTACATCTTAATGATAATTTTTTTGACGAATTATAAAGCACCTGTAGACATCACAAACTGTTTATTGCCATTTTATAAAACTTTCTACTAGCTGTATAACAAATAAATCCAGTCCATAATCCTGTGTAGGGATCCTCAAGTGCGATGATGATTACGGCGCCCCTGCACACCAAAATCACACATGCACCATCACACCCAACGGCAAGTTGAGCATTGACCAGCAAACACCCCTCATGCGCTGCAAAGCAAAGTAAGTTTTTGACTATCGACGCATCAGTGACCCAGACTCTTGATGATGCCATTACCCACTGCCGCGTTTGTTTTAACAATGGCTTTGACGGCATCAAACTGCGCACTGATTAAATCCTCTTCGCGTTTTTGAGCATCCAGCCAAGCTTTACCTGTCACAAACTCACTGGCGCGTGAGACGGTTAAATCTTCAACCGTTTGCAATGGATAACCACGAATAATCGCTATGCCATCGGCCAACTCTTTAATGCTTTGCAAATACTTCGCGCGACTGCTCGCTAAGGCAGGCATCAAACCGAAATCGGGCTGGGGTCTCAATCCCAGCCTCCCTCGGTAAACACACCACACCATCATCGGCATACCAGACATTGAATAGATGCGCACTGACCATCAGCCCTTGCGCAAACTCATCAAGCAACTTATAAAACGTCTCTTCGGGTAAATCTTGTAGTTGAGCACAACGCGCTTTAATCAGTTCCTCAGCACTGCCCTCGTCTTCACCCTCACGAATTTGAGCGGCTGCGGCGGCCATAAACCAAGTCATGGCGGTGGGCTTTTCATGTATCGCACCGCTCATCACCAATCGTTCCATGGCTTCGATGTACTCACCCACCAAAGGCACGACCGTTAAATGCGCCCCATCAAACTCAAACGAGTAAACTGACTGCACCACATCCACTGCTATCGGGTACTGTGAATAGTTGGTTGTATCGGTTGCGGGCCAGTCTTTTTGTTCTTTGGCAGTGATGTAAGCGCAGATAACGGCATAGCGTTCTTGCACCGTCCATTCTGGTATTGGAATGTTGCTGTGCTTGACCATGCGTTTGAGTGCTTCACCAATCCCTGCTTCATTTAAATGCGCAGGTATTTCGCACAGGGCAATAACGTCTTTAATTTTAAGTTCTTGGAGCTCAACTTGTAATCGTGTGGTGCTGAATTTGGGTATGTACATACGTTTGATGGAGTGGTGTTTGGGTTAATTTAAAAATATGAAGGCATGAAGGTGTCCCATTGCGTGAACTTTAGCGTGACCTCTTCTAATGCTTGACCGCTGCGCGACAACTCGTGACTCATTTCGGATAGGCGCATGGTGTATGTTTCGTTGTAATAACTGGATTGCTCAACATTGGTGCCAAATATCACTTTGACATCAAACAAGTATAAAAATGGCACGGCAAATGTACCATCGGATGGTGCGACCGCTGAAGCTCGACCTTTTGCCCAATTTTTAATGGTGCCCCATTGGTCGTCTAGGCATGTCAAACTCATTTCTGTACGTGCTGACGTTTGTAATTTGTCGAGTTCAACTGAGCCAATTGCGACCGCCTCACTGTTAATGGTGATGGGTGTAAATGATAGATTGGTGGTCAATAAATTAAACAGGCTGTGTCGCCCGTCTTTGGCGGTCGGGCTTTGTCCGCTGCGGTCATTGATTTCAAGTACATAAAAGTTTTTGCGGGACAGTGTATAAGCATCTATTTCTTGTACCGTTTGCCACATGTCTTTGAATGATAAGCCGCCAGCGATATTAAGCGCGCCATCGCTCAAATTCACATCGGAACTAAATAAATTCAATCCCATACTGCCAAGCATCTGGTTGAATTGTCCATTCAGCCACGCATCGGCTTGATTGGCTAAAGGTTCCACCACGCCCGCGACTCGACGTGACGCAGCGTGAGCAACTTGACCCAAGGCAGCAGCACCGAGCCGACCCGCTAAACTACTTCCCAGGCGCGCGCCGAACTGCTGGGTCACACCACCCAACACACTGGCACCAACGCTCATGGCGGCGTTGCTGATGCTGGATATAGGGTTATAAATAGACATGGCGTATGTGCAGGTGGGTTCAGACTAGATGCTGGCGCATGGATAATTAAACGCCCATTGCCTGAAGTACTCGTTTCTAAAATTGGTGATGTCGTTTTCAATTTCGGAGGAGCTGCGGCCTGCGGGTTCATGTGACATCATTTTGCTCAGTTCGTGCATGAGGGCGGTTTCTTTTTCACACAAAAGATAAGCCAATGGTTTGATGACTGCCCATTCAGATAAAGTGATGACACACTGCCCATCAATCACTGGATTCGCGCTGTCCACCAATGATTGCAACTGCGCCCAACCGGCATATTCTGTTGTGGCTTCAACAAAAAATCCTGTGATGGCGTGTTCATCTAAGATTGAGGTTAGGCGTGAGGCTAAATATTCTTGAGCCAATTCATTGAGCGTCATCGTTGAACCTCTAAGCGATATTCGGGAAGTAGTGATACGCTATTTGACCCGTGTAGGTGGCCAGCACCCCCCTATTTTCAAAATCAACTTCTAACGGTTCCATCCCAAATATCGTGGCTTTCTTGCAATGCCACACATTGGTGTGATTGGCCACCGTGCCTTGGTAAATTCTAAAATTAAAGTAAGAACGCTTGTCTACGGTGCGCTCGGCTGCAATCGCTTCTAAAAACTGTTTGGCATGACCATGTACGGTTTCTTTAATAGACATCGGGCCTTTAAACATGGTCTTAGCAATTTGTGGCGTAAACGAGGATTGCCCACCAACCATCGGCACTTCTATCACATCTTCAGGGTTGATGATCGGCAGTGGAAATGACTTAATGAGAAACTGCATGTCTTCAAATCCATCTGGAATCATCAAATATTCAGAGGCAATCGCCATTTCACCCAAGGCTTGAGCACCTTGAAAAATTTTGAACTGTTCATTGGTACTTAACATAGTTATCCATTGTTTTAATTGTGTTACTTAAAAAGGCTTTGCATCCCAGCGATCGCGCTGTCAACAAGTTGTCCCATGCTGTTGTTGCGCATGGCTGTAATGTCTCGGCCATCCCATGAGGTGAGGGTGGCTAAGGTAATGGGAACTTCTAAAAACAACTCTCCCATCATGCTGTAGGGTGCATCTAATGGTTTGCTCACCGATTCAATGACAAGCGGTTTATATGTTTCTCCTTTATAGGTGAACGACACAAAATTAGGCGACTGCGACGGCAGCATGGCCAACAATGCCAACTGAAGTTGACTTAAACCTTGCGCCTTACCTTGTTCAATCGCTTGTAGATTGTCGGCGGCAATTTCTGCGGGATAAGCCATGCTCAACAGTTTGGTAAAGGGTTCTGTCACTTCACTTCTTGGGTCTTGATAGGCCCGAAACAATAAACTGGCGGTGATTTTAATGGGGGCATTGCCATTAAACACTTGGCGCGAATTTATTTTGGTGATGCCCGTCCGCCCCATGGCCAGCTTTGCCAAATCACTCGCTTGTTTGGCTGTCGCTTCTGCGGCATCCCCCACAACCGCTACGTCTTTAAGCAAGGTGGCCGCTGAGTCGAGCACTTGCGGAATCACTCCTGATTGCAAGCCTGCCAATAGACCTGCGGACTTGCTCTCTGGCCTCATCTCTTCAAATGGGCTGGTCCAGTTAAAACTGTGCTCCACACTGCCCTCTTTAATCGGTGCTAAAAACCCAGCCCCTAAAACCTCTCCCGATGCGTTACACGGTATAAACTGTGCAATCAAATCGGGATGCAATGAACCCCATTGCGAACTCATGCTGACCGATGCCCCTGCTCGCTCCATCAGCACCGAGACGGTGTTACTCCAAAATGAGGCCAATCTATCTCCCCCCTACAGCCCCATGCTGGCTCGACGGCGCATGGATTTGGCTCGTTTCATGCGAGCCATACCTGAATGCGATTTGCGGTGCATTTTTAATACGGCCATCTTTTGTTTGGCAGATAAACGCACGCGGCCAGAAATGCGTTTGCGCACAATGATTTTGCGTCCATTGCGCACAGCAACGCGTTTGCGATAGGCGGCATCCATGACTGCGGCATCGGAGTCTGCGTCAAATGCAAATTGATTGATGGCGTCTACTTCGGCCTCTTCCCCAGAGGGTAAAACACCAACCAATAATTCTTGAATTCGCTCGGCGGCCTCTTCGTTGCCATCGTTAATAAGGGCATCAACATCTTGGGCATCGGCCCCTTGCTGGGTCAGGTAATCCGCTAACAAGGTGTACAGTGTGTCCAATACGGACAGTTCTTCATCGGTCAAATCCCCGTCTTTGTCTGCATCACAAATCCCAACCAATAAGCCATCCATACGGTCGGCGAGGCTTTCCCCTTCATCAAGTTCAGCCTCCGTGGTTTCTGCCCAAGTGGCGACACTGCTGGCAACCGATAAACGTAGATTACTTAATTCATAAGTTGAGGCCGAATCCAATGCGGCAAATCCAACATTGTCCATGGTCGCCGATGCGGTGGCTTTAACCGTGTTTTGTTTACGTAGGTTGTCGAGTAAATCCATTGTATGATCCTTTCTATACGTGGGTTTAATGGCGCGAATACACTTCGGTTGAAATATTGACCACTCGCACCACGCCGTCAATCGAGAGCATGATGGTGGTGTCAATATGATCGTCAGGGTAGCGTTCACTTGGGGCAACCATAAACGCAAATGATTGACCGTTCAGTTGTGCCGATGGCGTCAACCAGTTGGAGCCATCCATGGCTTGCAACTGTTCATTTGAGAATTTGGTCATTGAGTCAATGGCCGCTTCCATGGGCTTTTGTAATAAACCTTTGCCAAACCGCCCCCACATGTCTTGAACCCAAATCATGATTTCAGAGGCGCTGGCCAATTTAGTGATGCCGTTTTTCTTGGCCCCTGAGAATGAATCTGCCCATACATAACCACTGCCATCATGGTATTCAGAAAATATCGCTGGATTAATCCGTGCTTTGGCCAGCAAGGCCAAATCGGTGTCGTCAAGTTGGTAAATTTGGCTGATGCGTGTGCCCGTGATGAAATAGTCTTTTCCTGCAATGGGTTGATTGAGCTGACTTAAACCAAATCCATTGGTGATGGCGTTACGGGCACAAGCCGCTCCAGCTTTTTGTCCGACCGTGCCAAACACCACATTGCCCGATACACCCGTTGGGTCGTCCCGTCGCAAAGGTGACCAGTTAAAATCAAAGTACATGCCGCCCTGCGCCGAGTAATTGAAATTGCTTAACCAAGCCGCCGCCGCTTCAGGGGAAAGTAAACCAGAGACTTCAATAAACAACTTGCGATTGAAGTCTTGCGCCAAGCTCATCAGTTCACTGACAAGGGTCATATCCGCTGTGGCGGCAATCAAATAACGGTACTTGAGATTGGTTTTACCCAACATGGCAACAGCTTGGCTTTTATTTCTGACAGAGACCACACCCGCATCACTAAAAGCCACAACAGGCACACCATACCGCTGTGCATAGCGTTGGTTCATGATGTTTGGGTCTACGTCAGGATTGGCTTGAATCTGTAACCAATCACCGTAGAATCGATGTGCCACATCGCCTATAAAAATGGAGTTGTTGTTTTCATCTAGCTCACCATCGACGACTGAACCTTCTAACTCATATAACATCGCACCTTCATTGGTGTCGTTGCCTTGACTGTCTTTGTCTCGCTCACGAATGCGCAAGTGCACATGTTGCGGGTTGTTGATGCCTCTTGATACGTCAACATAAACACCCGCATTAATACAGTCCATCATCTGTATCGACAACAGCCAATTACCCGCCAGCGCCAGGTTGGTTGTCACATGAATGGCTTCGGTGTCTGCCGCGATGACAATATGAGCGTTGCTGGCTTCATCGCTGGACAGACGCGACACCACGGCCCCCGCAGCCCCTGCTCGCATGGCTTCATAGAGTTGAATATAGGTTTCATTGCGGGCATCGCGCCGCATCGACTGGGCTTGACCTAAGTAGCGTTGAAGTTTATCTGCCGATACAAAAAATGGGCGGTCGATGCGACCTCGCGTGAAACAACCCACGGTCGCGACGATTTGATCGCCGACCTCCGGCAATATGCGGTCGGTTTTATCAACAGGCATGTTCACTTGCACGCCAGATTGCTGCCCAACCAAACGTCGTTGATAAATGTTTTGCATTAAACGTTGTCCTCTTGACGATGCAAAAATACACCACGCACCTCATCCCAATCACATAACGCGCGTAGCTGAATTAAATTGGCGTTGAACATTTCAAACATGACCGCCGTCTGAAACTGCACGGGGACATGATTGGCATAAGGCGGGAGCATTGCGGCGGTTTGTTGCCCAAGCTCAGGAAACGCCATCATGGAAGGCGTTTGATTGCTTACCGTCCAACCTTGTAATTGCCAAGCCTCTTGCTTCTGGTCCGGTGATGGGGTGTGAGCGAGGGGTTCAATAACTTGAAGTTCGGCTTCGCTGGTGCTGACTTGAGCTTTAACGTCTTTTTTGGATTTTGTGGTCATGGTTTAATTGAAGTTGGTGAGTTGAATACGAGCGGCCCCGCGTGCACTGTCTTGGTGAGGATTGACCCGAGTGGCGAGGGCTTGGAAATAGCCATAACCTTCTTCTTGCGGGTTGCCTGCGGCTAATGGCGTGACGGTGGCTCCCGCCACATCACCAAATATCATTGGGTTTCGTGCAATTTGATCGGAACGACCAATTGCCAGTATCTCAATGGCGTTGTCTGTTTCTTTAATCACGACACCCGCATCGTAATAAACATCCCACAGCCCATACAGTTTGCCAAGGCGATAAATACCATTCGATGACGGCAAACCCGATGGCGTGAATAAGGTGCTGGGCAAGGACATGATGTCGGACTTGCCTTTTTTACCGACGTACAAGACCGAGATGCCAAACCCTTGTGTGCGCTCGACCATATCGGCATCGGCTGCTGCGATCGGAAAAATCGCATCAGACCAAATGTCAGCCCGTGAACGCTGCATTTGACGAGTCACCGCCATAAAATCAAACGTGGTGGTGTAGCCCTTGGCAATGGCGTACATGGCTTTAAGTGATTCCGCATGACGTTCGGCGTTGGACTTGGCTCGCAGTTGGTACATGGCTTCTGTGCCTGCATCAATGCGGGTTTCACTTTGAAACTGAACTTTGGCTTCTTGGGTGAGGCGGTAGTTGCCACTCATGTAGTGCGCCCGAAAATCAAACGAGTAGGCCGCCGTTTGCACCATCGGGCGTTTTTCTTTCATGCTCGCATGTTCATAATTAAGAATAGCCGCCGCTTCTAACACCGCGCCTTTGGGTAAAGCGGGGGTGACCGTCACTGCAATTTCGCCCGTGAGCGGTGTGGCATAACCTGTAATGGCATAGTTGATGCCATTGGCAAGGGTGATATTGCCTAACAGCGAAGCTTTGGCCACATTATTGGCGGCATTCATGACAGTCCCCCCTGCGGGGACGCCATCAATAAACACATCGACTCCAGAGGCGTATATGGGGGCGCCCGTTTTGTCTGAGTCGCTGTAGCGAAATAAGCCTTTGCCATCGACATCAAGAGTGATGCGACGGGTGCTGCTCATAAACGGTTTGTTGATGTTCATACCGTCCATGTTTTCACCGGCCATATAAGCCCCGCTGGTGCTGGCCGCTTCATGTTTGACAATAATCAGCTTGCCTTGTAAACCATCACCCATTGGGATGTAGCCTGCAAACGGTACCGCTCCAACAATCGATTGGTACACCGCGACTTGCGCACGATTTGACTGCATTGGTGAGCCTGACGCCGTCGAGGTCGCATCGTCGTATGTGGCTAAAATGCCAGATTTGGTGCGATGTTCTTGCGAAACCACATTCAAAGAGGTGCGCAAGGCATTCTCAATCACATCGCCCGTCGGCACTCGACCATGCGCTTTGGTGAAGGCGTCAATCCCGTCCATGGTGGCTTTATATACGGACTCTTTACCCGAGTGGGTTTGACCTCCAACTTGAAAATCAGGAATCAAGCCACCGAGCTCGAGCAATACCTCAGGCATATCAGCCCGCGCAGCCCCGATGGCGTCGTCAAATGTGGCGCCGTCAGCACGGGCTGCGGTCACCACCTCCACAAACTCAGCACAAGCGGCTTGCTGCGGATAGGTGCGGTCTATCATGTGAACCTCCTTCAATGAATTTTGAGCGCAGACAATATGCAGCGCTATTAAGATTCATTGTGCAGCACAAATTTAAGCGTTCTGTTAGGGGTTCCGACAGACCAAACATGAATATTTTGACGAATCAAATCAAGACATAGATACAAAAAACCCCGCATTAAACTTCAATGCGGGGCTTGTCATTGTTGTGAACGACGGGCAAATCGTATCACGCTTGTTTGATTGATGTGTTGAGCTTAAGCATTTATGTTATTTTGAAGCCGATCACGTCATTGATGTTCAGGCCGTTGTAATGAAACTGGCTTCGTGGGCGTCATCACCCAATACGTATGTCTCTCCTGTCTCGTTGTCTAAAATATGCTCGCGCGCCTCTAAAAAACAATGATCAAGAAACCAATCCCGAAAAGCAAATGCCGCATAGACCGTCGCTTGTTCTGATTCGGGGATGGTATAAGCGAACACCATGGCGGGCGATTCGACCTCGCCATTGATAAAAAAACCACGTCGCTTGAGTATATTTTTAACCGCCCACCAATACAAGCCCAATTGCAAATACGCATATTTTTCTGATTGAATGATGGTGTGCGCAATGACAAAAATCTCATCGTCATAACGTTGCCCTGGATGTATGGACTCAAACACCTGTTTCGCTGTGTGATACGCTTTTAATGTTTCTGCTGCGTGTGGCATAAAATTCCATTGCTTCATGACTTAACCTCGTGTGCGGTAATCCCCGCGTTGTTCAATGTTGTATTGTATTGTGCTAATAGATATTCCCACAATCGCTTGTCCATTACCCATGAGTTGACAGGGACATCGCCCTGCTTGCTCACTTGCCGATGCACGTCAAGGTCACGTGACTTACCCAACCGATCCACCCATGCAATCGCCAACTGTAAATCTTTAGCAACCTGTCGTATATCACAAATTTTAGCGGGTCTTTGCTGACGTGCCGTGAACAAACCCAAAGTGTTACCCACCAAATAAACGTAGGTATTGCTTAACGGCTGGGCGGGTTCGTTCTGAACCTTGGCAGGCATCCCCTTGTCGGGCTCTGCCTCAGAAGATGCTGGCTTGGTACTCAAAGCCGCTTGCGCTCGTTTCTCCACCAATGCTTCAATCTCTGAAATCAAGCCTTGTTCAGTCAATGCCTGACGCATTCCACCAAATTTAGCTCGTAAAGCACTCTCTTGATCGGTGATGCCTTGATTCACTAGGTAGTCAATGATGTGGTCAGTGACGCTCCCCAAGTAGTTATATGATGTCACCGAAAGCTGTTGCTCGGTCACATATTTATCCCATTCGGATAAGCTATAACCTTGTCGAAGCGCGCATTTAAGAAACTCACGTGCCGCTCCAAGTGGTTCAATCAGCCATGTGTTCAAATTAAAATACTGCGCATCTTTTTTTGTGAGTTGCACGCGATGTGCACACGCAAATTCTAGCAATGCAGCCAACAAAGCCAAATCATTATCTGGTTTGAGCTTTCGACGGGTAATGGCCACATCATCGACCAAAACTCGTCCTTCAAGATAATTCACCCCCTGTGTGTTGTGCACCCCCATAACGGCCTCAATCAATGGGGAACGACTCGTCGTGTCACACAACAAAAATGGCATGGCACTGTCAACCAACATCGTTCGCTCTGGCTCAACCACAATTTTAACGGCACGTCCCAACGAGCCTGCAACCTGCGGGCATAATGTTTGCAGCGACACATCGTCGATGCCCTCTTCCCAGTTGCGTGCTTCAAGTCGTTCTCGCTCATAGGCAGCCAATACAGATATGGCACCTGCATACCCACCATCATTAGGAGTGAGCACTTGGCATTCTTGTTTAAATGTGTCTGTTGTCATCATTTGACGATGGGCTGAATGGTGTCCATAATATTTAATGTATGTGCTGTCCACACTTTCGACGACCCCGTAATATGCGTCCGTTTGGGCTTGATTGACAAACACCACACCCTTACGCACCAATTTATCCCCCTGCTGCAAAGCCTCACCATCAAACCAAGCTTGTATGTCATCCACCATTAAGTTGACTTGCTCGCCCAATGCGGTGGTTTTTTTAAGGGCATCGGCCATAATGGCTTCGTGTTGCGCCACCGTATCGGCCCATTCGTCATAAAGCGCGCCCTGTTCAAGTGATTTGTCTTGGCTCAGTTTGTCATAGCTGCGCTTAAATGCCCACTGTTGCGTTTCGACACTCGCAACCCCTCGTTGCGTCACTGTCGCAACGGCCCCTTCTCGAATCAGTTGTTCATAGCTGCCTAAATTCGCATCAATCAAAGCCCTTTGTTGTTCAAATACCGCCAATGCGTTGTTTAAGCGTTTTTGAATACGTGCCACCAGCTTGTCGTCTGGCTGCTCTTTGGCCTGCGCCTTCTCGAGCTTTAATCGCTCTGCCTCAACCTGTTGGTTCTGCACATAAGCTTGTTTGAGCTTATTTAAAGCGTAATCTTTAAACGAGCCCAAGGCTTTAATCTCCGATTGACTGACCTGATAGACGCGTGCATTGCCATCTATTGTCTTAAAGATGGATTGACGCGCCATGGTTTGCTTTTGTTGCAACATATCTGCTTTGGCCTTGGCCATCGCCTCTTCATCTCCAACAAAACCAGCCAGCGTTTCCATGTCTTCTTTAGACAAAGCGCCTTCAATCGCAACCCGCTCTCCCGTTCCACGCAACAAATCCATAATCCAATTGGACTTGGTGCCCACCAATTGTTGTTTGTATTCGTCAAACGTACCGTTGGCGTGATAGTGATACACCGAGACCATATCGACGTAGTTGCCTTGGCGCAAGACCCGACCATCCCGCTGTTGCAAACTGTCAGGCGTCCAACCCGTGGTTAAATGGTGAACCGCTTGTGAGCCCTTTTGTAAATTGATGCCCACCTCGGCTTTTTTATTGGCAATGACAATTTCATAACGATTGTCTTGGGCTTCGCCATTAAAACCGTCTTGTATGTCCTGCATCAAACCAGCATCGTCAATTTCGACGGCATTGACAATGCTGATTTTTTGCGCTGGCACTTGGGCAAACTGGGTCAATGCCAATTTGATTTTTTTGTGCATCCCCAGTAAATCACAAAAAATCATTTGTTTGCATTTATGGCCTACCGCTTTGGGATTGGCTCGCTCCAAATTGACGTTGGCCATCAAGGCCGATAGTTTGGCCGATAATGTGACCCCCAGTGATAAACCGTGCTTATCGGCTATTGCTAAAAATTTGGCTTGTGTTTCATATTCATCGGTATCAATCACAATCTGTTGTTGTTCAAGCCAAGCCGTGACCCGAATGACACAGTATTCAACCCACTGTTCATCGGCATTTTGTTTGTTTTTGGTGCTCAATACCGCTTCATCTGGCGTGTAGGGTGAGGCCCGACTGCGCTCTTCTTTGTAGGCTTTGCTGTTGAATTCATCAATAACCTTCTTCGCCAGGGCTTTGTCCGTAAATGTGTATCGGGTCACTTCGTCGTGCATGTCTGGATCAAGCACCGCACGACTGACTCTGTTAATAAAATGAAAGGCCGAAGCTTCTAATGCCGTTTGTTTATCAACAGTCGCGCCAGCGCTGCGAGATCGTGCCACTATTTTTTTGGCAGTTTGATTGGCTTGAATCGCTTGTTTTAACGTGTCTTTAATCTCGTCGGGCATTTCAATGTTTTGGTTGTAGACCGATACATCAGGGAGTTTAACCAAATCAGCCACATCGGCATCTTGTGCCGTTTTAACGGTGGCAATATCACTGAATATTTTGCGTAACAAGGTGGCATTTTTTAACCCCACAAATGCGGTTCGACTCACCGTCTCATTATGAATATTCAGAAACGCTTTAGGCCGCACATCGCAAAATGCGTCTAAAAACCCACTCGAACTTTTAATTCCACCAAGCATTTTTTGCAGTCGTTCTTCACCATGCGCCAATACCAACATCGAATAAATTTCCAACGGACTGTTGGTCACGGGCGTAGCCGTCAAAGCCAAAACCCCATCCATCTTAGGCTTGTTTTTGTCTCGAATGTACCAAGCCTTGGCTTGGGCATTCATACCCCGTGATGACGTGTCGGGCAGCGATAAAAACTGCACCGATTCGCCCGAGCCCATCGCGCCTTTCCGTGAATTCTTAAATACATGGGCTTCATCCATCACCAATGAATCAACACCCATGCTTTCTAAATACGGAATGGATTTGTCCATTTTAGCGGTGACATCGTTGCGCACACTCAGTTGAGCATGTTCGGCACTGTTCTTTGCTTTCTCAGTGTTGTCGACCATGTCGTAAATGTCTTCAACTTCAGGCAAGTACTCATTGATGTAACGATCGAGCGTCTGGTTTTGCAGCGGGATTTTTTCAAAGGCTTCTAATGTGAGGTATATCTTACGGTAACGGTTGTCCGTCAACAAAGCCAAGTCAGCCGCATAATCACTGGATTTAACCGTATTTTGTCCCGCCTTATCTGTCCGTAAACCGATAAATAAACAATCGTCTGTATGGGTATAGGCTTGCTTGACCTCTTTATACCAATTGCTCAAGGTGGTGTTGGGCACCAAAAACAAGGTTTTCTTTTTAGCGCCGATATTGTGTAGGTGTTTAACCGTGGCCAGTGCTGTGAGTGTTTTACCCAAACCCACGTCATAGGCGAGAATGCCCCCCATGTCTCGCACTTGTTGACGCACATAGTCGGCTTGATATTGATGCGGCTTAATCGCATCACTCATGCCTTCTATATGTAAAGCCCCTGTGCCTTCTGCTTGTTTGAAGCGCATGGTCTCTGGCGTGTTGATGCGTGCATCCATGCGACTCATAAATGATTTGTTGGAGTGCACGTAAGCATCAAATTTAAGATTGGCATCTTGAATCAAGCGCGCCAGTTCATCACGAATGGCCACATTGCTCTCTTCATCTTTGGTGCCACTGGAAAACGAACCACTGTTTAAATACACCGCCAAGCGCGCTTTACCATAATGCTGAATGGATTTATGGGTCTCGCTCGCAGGCGGGGCGTATTCAAATTTAACCGCAACATCTCCCGTGTTACGCACAATCTCGTTTTTGTCATCATCTCGCAATGTTTTAAGGCGGTAATGAGGGCTGACAAATTGCTGTAAAAAAGCCAATACCTGTTCAGGGTCAACATACGGCGATTGAATGTCAAAGGTCATGGCACTCACATCCGACTTGACCAATCGCGTGTGCACTTGCGTCTGTTGTGTCAACAGTTTGCTTTTAAGTTTCTCGTCCGTGATTTGACTCAAATCCACTTGTGTCCGTGCTTCAAACTCGGCCAAGGTGCCACTATAGTAATCATCTTCAGCCAATACGCGTGTACCATCGGCACTCAAACACCATGCACTGTCCTGATACACGTCAATTTCAGGCATGATGGCTTTAAAGTCATCGAGCAAGACACCATCGGTATGCGTGCCCCCCTGCTGATACAGCAGTCGCTCATAGTTTTGTAATGCCGAAAAATCACTGGCTTTAATATCGACTTCAGCCACCACCACACCTCGCCAAAACGGCGTAAATTGCGCAGTTTTTCGGTCATAGACGGTGCGGTGCATCGACTTGAGTGCCGCTTTCGCGTCTGTCGTTAAACCCGCTAACACGGCATCGTAACTTGTCCTGTGGCTGCTTTGAATCGCCCCAGCCAGTTTGGGATAGGCCGTTAAATAATTGAATCCAGCCACGTCAGCGTGTAATTCTTTGGCTTCAATATAAGCCAAGACCGTCACCATCAACGCCAATTCGCTCGATTGTTCGGTGTGTTGTAAGGGTTGGCGCAACCACTCCGGCACGCTGTCATAATGACCAACAGCGCGACAAGCTGCATAACCATCGAGTAGGTGCTGCAACGCCGTGCCCTCTTCAAGCAATGACAACGCACTGTCATACTGTGCCATGCTATCTATTAAAGCGCTTGTTGCACCCGTGTCATCATTGACCACAGGTCGAAAGTCAACCCCATTAAACACCATGGTTTGCCCATTCATGATGCGAACATCACCCTCTTGATAAACAATGGCCCCACCTATTTGCGTACCCAACATGTCCCAGTCAATTTTAGAGCCGCCAAACTTGCGCATGGCTTTGGCAATCTCAGGCAAACTGGCATCGGACACAAGCTTCTCGACATCCTTGCCATAACGATCCTGTGCAGTGACGGATGCCCCCAACTTAAAGTGCGCCCCATCCGTTTCAAAATATCGACCACGGATGAAATTGTCGTTTAAGACCCGACAATCTCGCAGTCGCGCAGGGTCGGTATCGCATAAATCAGCAATGATGTTCAGTGCTTCTTTGGGATGTTTTTTAAAAACCATCACATCGGTGACAACATCCGCACCCGCACTGTCAAATAGCTTATTGGGTAAGCGGTAAGCCCCTAAAAACTCAGCTTTACAAGACGCTTGAATGCGCGTTCGCTCCAATGCTCGCCCTGTGATGAATTTAGTGCCACTCATGAACACCGCTAAACCGTTGGGGCGTAGCTTGTCTAATGAGCGTAAAATGAAATAGCCTTCTAAACTTTCGTTTTGATAGCGCGGATCGTCCTTTTTATTTTTGCCTCGGGCTTTGTTGTCACCAAAAGGCACGTTGCTGATGACGGCATCATAGGTCTCGTCATCGGTGCTGTTGGCCACACGTTCAAAGTTGCTCACATCCACCCGATGGGTGTCACTGCCAAACAATATTTTGTTAATGCCGCCCGATACAGCATCGAGTTCAACCGAGTGTATGGTCACCCCATGCGCTGGTGCTGTGGCACTAAAAATCCCCGTCCCTGCACAGGGGTCAAGCACTGCACCCCCTGTAAAACCAGAGGCTTTGAGCAAGTCCCACATGCCTTGCGCAATCGGCTTGGGGGTGTAATATTCAAACTGACTGCCTTTCATCCCGCCTTCACGTACCATTCCGCCACCATTGCCCGAATACAAAGACAAGGTTTGTCTGTCGCTCGCGGTCAAAGCATCAAGAGCAATCTGCCCCTGTTGAATCTGTTTGAGTAAATCAACGGCCTGATCGTTGCGTTTTTGTCGCAAGGCAGGCGAAACGTGCTCACCATCATAAGCAAACATATCCATTGCAGGTGATGCCTGCTTAGGCGCATTTAGAACACCCCCTAATTTTTTGACCAGAGACAAAATGTCTTGAGTGCAGGCTATTTTATCCAGTACTTGAGCCGGACCGAATGTGGGCAATTGAGTCGATTGGCTCAACAGTTGTTGGGTGAGGTTAATTTTTTCAAGCGGGGAGATACCTTCACTCGGCTCCATCTTGTCAAAAACAGCTTCTTTGGCCGACACGATAAAATCGTCTTCTAGTAACTTGAGCGCCTCACGTAAAGATTGAGCATGTTCAAGACAAGTCTTCGCCTGAAGAATATCCCCCTGCTTTAAATAGATGGGTGCATTGGTTTGGGCAATGTCCTTTGCCTGCTCTAATGTCGCAACCGCACCATCCAAATACGCTGGCGCATTATCAAATAAAGCCACATCCACATAGTGAGATGCAGTGCGCAACGCCTGCTCAATCAATCCCATAATCTGCGTCCTTATATTCTTAAAGTAATTCGCTCACCACCACCAACAAGCCATACTGACCATTGACATAACGCATCAGGTCATCACCTCTGTATTGTGTTTGGTCAACCATCCGACCATCGTCGCCAACGACACCCAAACGCAACATGGTGTCCAAATAGGTCATGGCCGATTCATGCCCAGACACATGACGCCCTTGATCATCAAAACGCACATACACCACACCCGTCGGCGTGTATACGCTGTATTGCTCTTGGTAACACTCAAAATCCAGCCCGTCATCACTCATGGGTTAATTTCCATAGAAGGCGTTTGAGCACGGTCTCATCACCCGATACCGTATGAACGCTAGACCAACTGTGAACGTCTTGACCATTGACCGCAACAAATCCCTTGAGCCACTTGGCGTTGCACCGGTCTTTAAACACACCCGAATAAATCAACCAGTGCCGATACTGGCCATACCATTTGGCGGTGCTGCCTTTTTTACTTTCCCAACGCACAAACTTTCTGCACATGTCTCGGTCTTGTGCTTCAGGTAAAGCTTGCTCTTCGCTGATGGCGTCATCTATAAATATCGTGGCGGCAATCATTTGGTCTTGCGCGTTTTGTTCTGCCTGTTTCGCGTCAGCCGTCGCTTGCTTTTTAGCCATTCGCGCCTGACTGATGGCCCGATTAAATTGACTGAGCTCGCTCATCTCACTGGTGATGTATCCCGCAACCAAATCAAACATCTCTCGGTCTTTAATCATTAAGCGCTGCGCCCGTTCAGCATCCGATAAATGCTCCATCGCAACCGAAAACACTTCAGTGCTTTGATTGCGATAGCGTTTACCGACGTAAGGATGTATCCAAGAGTCTTTATAAGCCACTTCATCACGACCAAAACAATGACTACCCGTGAGTAGGTTTAATGAGTAAAGTTGTTCAGATTCACGTCGCCTCACCAAAAATTCATTGGCCAGTACACTGGCCACTGGGTCTCGCTCTAGTTGGTGCCCAAGTTCATGAAACAGTGATTTGCGCGAGAATGAACGCCCCATAAATACTTCGTGCGCATCATCACCAAACACATCACGGGTATTGGCTCGCGCATCGCCTTCACTCTTGAGCACCACTTTGCCCAGCTTACCGCCCGTAAGGCGATAAAAATCAGCCAAGTCTTGCCGAACGTCCGTGCGGTAGCCATCACGCTTGAGGCGACTCAAAGCCGATGATTCAATGTGTGTGTTGTGCTCAACCCAAGCATTCGCTTGTTCTTGACTGATACTTGACCATTCATTGAGCTTGGCTATCGCAGCCGCACCCGCTTCATACTTCTGGGCCAGCAGGGACTTGATCTGCGCCACCTTATCGGCGGTCTGCTCACGACAAAACTCTTGATATAACGCATCGGCTTTATTCTTTGCCTTGGTAAACGCTGCATTTAAACGTTGACGCTCTTTTTGATGGTCATGGTAATACTGTCGTTGTTCAATATAGCTTTCAGGTACAGCGGCTCTAAACGCATCCATCGCTTCACGTATGGCCGGTAAACCCACTTTAACCGTGGCCGCTTCATAAGCAGTAACGGCCGATTCGGTATATTTAAATGCTCGGACTTCTTTAACAAGCCCCTCCACCACAGCATCAAGCGAGCCGTCTGGCTCTGGAATATCGGCTGCAAAAGCCCCTTGTCGTTTATCCATATAAAAATCAAACAAACCCAATGGCACCGACGCGGTCTGCTCAACCGATGGCAAAGGCGTATGAAATTTGTCTTGATGAATCTTAGAGGCGATGCGAATGTGATCAGGTGTGTGATGGTTGGCGTCCAAATACGCCTGCAAAGCCGTTTGTAATGCAGTCACGTCATTCGGGTTGAGTAAGGCCTCTTGCATGAGCGCTGGCACAGAGCGCGTCTGTCCTCGCTCCAACTGAGTGATCAAATCCAAGACCTCGTGAGTCAGAGCGATTTTATCCAATACACCTGCTTGCCCCAGTTGAGCCACTATGGCATTTAAACGTGAGACTTGACTTAACTTTGAGACCGTATCAGCCGTGCTCATCAGTGCCCCAACGCCTGCTTGGCCTGTGCCATCGCCATGGCCGCATAAACATCAACCGCCTGATTAAACAATTGGGTCAACCCCTCATCACCCACCGTCTGCTCATGCAGCGCAGTTAATTTTTGTGCAAAATCACTCGCGGTCATGTCTTGCTTCCCATCAATCACCGATTGTAAAAACTCAGCCGTGGCATTGTCGGTCGTGGGCGGGGTTTCAGGGGGAACGACTGTGGGGGCTGGTGTTGTTTCAGGTGCAGGTTCAGGAGTAGGGGCACTGCCCGCAAGCACCAACTCTTTTGCTGCGATTTTGTGTGAGAGCCGTGCGACGTTTTCTTCAAAGTGCGTGCTGTTGCCGTTAAACACCGCCACCACTTCCATACGATCGGTGTACTTGTCATTGGCTTGGTAATTTGTAAAGCGCAGGTTTTGATAATAGCCAGAACCATCCATCCGTGCCAAATCATACAGTTGACCTTCAACTAAAAAGGCTTTGACATCATCTGGAATGTGCTCGTTAACATCAAATCGCTCCGTAACGGTATAACCCAAGAGCTTGAGCTTGTCTCGTGCAGGATAGGCATAGTCGGTGGCATAAATATGGTGAACATTTAAACTGGATTGCCCTAAATCTCGGCCAATCGAGAACAGTTCCGCTTGTGCCGCATTGACTGCTGATTTTTTGCCAGTTTGAATAAATCGGTTGGCCACCACCGTTCCCGTGTCATCATCGACCAACACCAACAACACCGCTTTGGCATACCCACCCAATACCTCTTTATTTAGGGTGTCTACCGCATCCGCCATGTCCACTGTTTTAGGCGTGATGGAATAAGGCAAGTTAGACCCACCAGACGTGGGCGTATTCGCGCCTGCGCGCTTGCTCTCCAATTGCAACAATAAGTCATTGAGCGTCGCTTCTTTAGTGGCGACCTGCGCTTCTAAATCGGCAATCTGCTTCATTCGCACTTGTCGATTGGCATTGGCTTTGGTGAATCGAGCCGAGTTTTTTTCAACCAACGCCATGATGCGAGCAGCCACTTGCGACAACGCCAAATCTTTTCCATTTTCTTTGGCCACCACAATGGTGATGTCTTTGCGATTGAGCAACCATTTCCATGACACCAGTACATCATCACCCTGTAGCTGATTGGGTTTAACATCTGGATTGTGTAAATACACACTGATGGTTTGGCCGTCACTCATTTCAAATAGCATGACCATTTGCGTTGAACCATTTTGTTTAAAGGGTTGACTGACCGTCACACCGTTGTCCGTCAAAGTGACCCCTTGTGAGGCTCGACTCAGTGCCATACCCAATTGCTTGGCCTTATTTTCTATTTTGGCCGCATTGACTATCAAAGCTGTTGCTGCTCGTTCAAAACTGACCATTTAAAGGCATAAATTTGCGTTCAAAATTGACCAGGTAATCCAAGTATTCTGCTTATTTTATAAGCAGG